TTTGGATTAGCTGCCAAAAACTCAGGCGTAACCCAGCGGCGCTCCAAGTCAAAGATGTACTGCTCGTCTGCAACTACCAATACCTCATAACGCAAGTCTTGTTTGCCGTACTTTTTGATGTGACGGCTGATCCACTTACCACTGCCCCAGTAGCCCTGCTGTATCCGGCCACGATGCTTGCCCAAATAGAACTTACCGCGCACAACGTCTTCCACCCGATATAGGTGACAAGCGTCAGTGGCGATACGGGCCGTCATGTGTTACCCCAGTGCGTTAATTTTTGCTGTGAGAGCCTGCAACTCGGCAAGCAGTTGTTCTTTGGTTGGTGCAGGTGGTGTTACCACTTCAGGTACGGGGCGGTTGTCAACAAACTGACCGTTGATGTAGTCCCAATCAACACCGCCGTTTGTAAGCTCAACCCAGCCTTGCGTAGCTGCATAATCTGCTTCAGCCGCTACCGTGTTGATTACTTTACCGTTTTCTATAACTGCGTAGTTTGGCATTTTTAATCCTTAATATTCAAAAATCACAACGCCAGCAAACCCTGCGCCGCCAGTGTAAGTTGCAACTCCACCAGCCCCACCAGTACCTATAGTGACAGAAATAGTGTTTCCCGGAGTTACCGATGTTAAATATTTGATTGCTGTTCCACCGCCACCACCCCCACCGCCCCCGGTAGATTGGTTAACCCTCAATGCACCACCACCACCGCCCCCATACGCTTGTCCTCCATTACCCGCAGAAAAACTAGAATAGTCGAGAGCCGAAGCGCCACCTCCTAAAGAAGAGCTACCACCAGTTGATGTTTGAGCTTGGGTTTGCCCAGTTGCTCCACCCCCACCACCACCGCCAACTAGGTTTAAATCACCATTAGTGGCTGTTCCGCCAGCGCCGCCATTAGTTCCAGTGGAGGCTGTGCCGCCATTTGCAGTTACTGTGGTTATCGTTTGCGTACCAGACGAAATGCTTGAATTTCCGCCATTACTGCCACCAACAACCGAAGTAACATTGGTAACACCCGCTCCCCCACCACCAGCGCCAACAACAGTTACTTTAAGTACAGTTTTACCAGATGGGATTGTGAACGTGCCTGATGACGTAATAACCGACATTGCTGAAAAACCACCAGAAGGTGTAGCAAAACTCAACGCGCCTGCTCCGTCAGTTTGTAACACTTGATTTGCTGAACCGTCAGCGGCTGGTAATGTGTAGGGGCGAAATGTAGGCGCTCCAGCACCACCCGAAACTATAGGCCGACCAGAAGTCCCAGCCGTTGTTGTGGCATACGTTGTCCCGTCGCCGTAAACTACGCCGCCCGCCGTGGGTGTGTTGTTACCTGTAATTACTACTGCCATTTTTTACTCCTGCGTAAGCGGATATTGGGTGAGCAGTTCAAACGCCTGCTCTGGGGTTATATCTTGGGATGCTACATCATCTACGGTACTTCCGTCACGTATTGCGTGAATGCAGCAAAACACTGTGTTGGGTTCCTTGGCGATGAACTGATGCACCACACCTTTGGGTGTCACGATTAAATGCGGGGCAGCAAAGTCTTGCTCACCATTGTCATGCTTCATCGTTACAGAACCAGTCGCCAACAAGGTAATGTGGTCAAACTGGTGGGCGTGGCCTTGATGCGTATCGCCAACATTTAAAAATTGGTGCATCTTGACAAATACATTATCAACAAGTTTAAGGTCTGTAATTGGATTAGACACGAGTTACTCCAATTACAACAGGTTCCAAATACTGGCCATACTCATTAAATTCAGGTTTTGTTGGCAAATTAGGGTTTTGTATATCCAACAGCTCCCATGCATTTAAAGCATCAAAATACTGTTGCCAATATTTTTTATTAGCATTTGTTGCAGAAATAAGTTTTTGGGCAGCGTCTTTTATTTCACTATCTATAAATTCTTTGTATTGGGCTTCCGCATCACGAATAACAACTTCTTTTTCAGTGGCTGTCATTGGACGATAATGATGAACATCTACAACAACACCATTATCCCACCCATATGTAGCGCCCTCATAGACCTCAAAAATTTCAGTCGGTCTTTTGTCTTTGCGAACAAACTGCGCCACCCAGCTTGGCAGGTTGTCAGTATCAACATCAGGGAATGCTTGTTTAAAGTTTTCTTCTAATATTGGATGCTCAAAAGGCGCACCATTTTCAAGGCGTATCAACAATTTCATCACAAATTACCTGTATCTGTTGAGGGGAAAAAGCGCGTCGTTCCCGGCCAAAGTATACGAACCGCACCAACCCCGCCAACAGCTCCGTTACTTGCCGCTACAGGAGAGCTTGTTCCGCCGCCTGCACCACCACCGCCTCCATACGCCCCGCCTGCACCCCCGGCGCCTGAATAGTTACCGCCTTTACCGGAACCACCCGCAATACCGCCGGATCCATTGGCTCCACCAGAGCCACCGAAACCACCAAGTAAGTTGCCAGAACGAGCAGCGCCAGAGGATCCTGATCCCAAAATTCCCACACCACCTCCTCCTGCTCCGCCGTTATAAGGAGTTGCAGACGAACCCGATCCGCTACCTGCTGCGCCGCCTGTTCCAGCACTACTAGTAGCTGAGTTATAAACCCCTGCGCCACCCGTACCCGAATAGCCACCCGCTCCAGCACCCGTACCACCGGAAGCGCCCCCTGAATTACCGCCTGCACCGCCTGCACCTCCACCAGTGCCAGCACCACCCGTACCTCCCGCGCCACCACCACCGCCGCCAGAATTTCCTAAACCACCACTACCGCCAGAACCACCAATAGCCTGAAGTACGGCAGTAGAATTAAAGTATGAATTTCCTCCAGCTCCACCATTTTTGGCTGGGGCGCTTGTTGTTGTACCTCTAGTGCCTGCTGCGCCAACTACAACGGTATAGCTATTGCCGGGAGTCACTGTATATGTATTAAGATACCGTAACTCGCCACCACCCCCGCCACCACCCGCATAGCTTCCGCCACCGCCACCGCCACCAACAGCAACAACGGAAACGGACGTAACTCCCGCAGGGGCAACCCACGTATATGTTCCAGCAGTTGTGTACTCCTGCTGCCCCGGTGGAGCGCCAAACGACCTTTGGTTTTGAAAGACAGCTTGTAGTGCACCGCTCATGTCAGACCACTCCCGCTAATGAGCCATGTTGTTGAAGTCATCTTGATAGCAGTAGCTGAACCGTACTGAGCAAGACTGCGTGAGCCTGTAGTACCAGCAGATGACAAATACATGGTATCCGTAGTGATTGCAATCGTCACCACTTGGCTTGTCATGTTAATAAATGTGATTGCCGTACCAATCGGATAGGCCACAGAACTATTGGCAGGGATTGTGAATGTTCGTGCGTTTGCATCTGTAGATGGATGAAAAATTACTTTTCCCGAGTCTGCCAATACTGCCGTATATGCTGTGCTTTGACTGTTAAATGGAATGTTTCTAAAACCAATAGCATCTGTGCCGTCTACTGTGCAATTACTTAACGTTCCAGAAGCAGGTGTTCCAAGCGCAGGGTTAACCAAAGTGGCGTTTGTAATAGTAGCTCCCGAAGGAACAGTAACAGCCCCCCAAGCCGGAGCCGCAGTTGAACCAGCAGAGATCAACACATTGCCAGACGAACCAAACGAAGGCGATGAGCCTACGCCAATAGCGCCAAGAGTATTGAGGGTGACCGAAGCTGTAGTGCCGTTAACTTGGAACTGTAATGTGCCGTCGGTATTGCCCGTGCTACTTAAGGCGGTAGTTGTCGTAGTCCCGGCGGAAATTATGCTCATTTTAAAGCTCCATTTTTTCTGGCTGCATGGGCAGCCCGCATTTTCTGTTTGGTTTCTTCGGTATGTGTACGCATACGCATTTTGGCAAGTGTTTCTTCAGAATGCTTGCGACCCGTGGCACGCTGGCGAAGTACTTCAACCTGCTCTTCTGTAAGTTTAACGCCTTTATTCCAAGGTGTGTGGCCTTTTAATGTCTCGCTAATCTTGGAGCGTTGTTCAACTGATTTTGGCACGCCTTTGCTCCAACTCGGCATACCCTTTTTGGCTGCGGACACCCGCTGTTTGGTTAACTCAGACATTGGCGTGCCTTTGTTGGGCGCAGGGGTTCCCATCTTTGCAATGCTCAGCTTTACCTTGCTTTCGTCCCGCATTGGAATGCCTTTGTTCCAGCTTGGTCTACCGCAAAGTTTTGCCGCGATTCTGTCCAGCGTTTCTTGCGTATGGCAATCTGGGCCGTAGCCACCTTGCATTAAATTTAAACACAGCGGATTGTCTTGTAAATATTGATGCGTAACATACTTGCGCTCTAAATCCAATATGTATTTAGAATCTGAAACGGCCAAAATTTGGTATGTTAAATTGGCTGTGCCGTGTTTTTTAACGCGACGTTTCCATACAGTTCCGCTACCCCAATACCCATCCTGCGCCATACCTCGGTGTTTACCGACGTAATGATGCCCAGTCACCGTGTCGGTGATCTTATACAAGTGTGCAACTCTAACTAGATCACAACCCATCTTTGCCCCGAGCTAACTGTAACGGTGTAGGTATCCGCAATCGTGATCGGCCCTACGGAGAATGCGTTTGAGCCAGCCGGTAAGACATAGCTCTCACTGACTGTCGTTGTGTTAACCAAAAGTGCGCCGCTGGCTTTTGCTGGGTTTGGAGCGTCTTCCCACGTGGGGGCTGCTGCGCCGTTTGCAGTCAGTACTTTACCAGCCAAACCAGACGCTGTATATGCGTGCGCTGTACCTGTGCCGTAGCCAACACCACCGTTAGTTGGTGTAGCTGTAGAGTTTGTACCACCTGAAGCAATTGCCAAAGGCGTAGAAGTCAGCGTCAAGGAAGCTGCAGACAGGTTGGTTGCCGTAAGCGTTGTGCCGTTCCAAACCAGACCAGAAGAGCCGTTAAAGTTGCCGCCGTCGTTGAACTGTACTTGGGTGTTAGAGCCGCCAGCCTGTCCGCCACCAACCTTCTCAAAATCAGAGCCGTTCCAAGCCACGATAGCTTGATCGCCCGCCAACAAAGTTACGCCCGTCGTAGGAGACGTTGGGCCACCACGAATAACAATAGACTGAGTGCCACCAGTATTGTTGAACACCACATACACTTTACTGTGCTTGGGGGCATTAATGTTCCGAGTGGTTGTGCCTGTGGCAGTCCAGTTAATAACCGCAGCCCGTGCTTGGTTAGCCACACCATCCGTTGTAGTCAACGTTGTGTCTGCGTCTACGGTTAATGTGGTCGTGCCAGCTACCGCTGAGTCCAGCAGGGATGTGATTGAATCATTAACTGTAAAGCCCCAAAGACCAGCCAAATCACCCGTTGTGGGTAACGCCAGTCCAAGGTTGCTTGTGTAATCTACGACAGCCATATTTATTCCTTAAACAACCAGCCAACGCTGACCGCTGCCAACCGTAACAGTTACGCCAGAACCCACAGTCACAGGCCCAACGCTGATTGCATTTTTGTTTGCTGGGAAAGTGTAGTTGTTGCTGATGACAATATCATTCAAAGACACAGGCGCTTCTTGCGCCACAGTGCCCCAAGCAAAGGCCGAGCCGTTCCAATACAAGTAAGTGCTAGATGTTGTAGGCGCAGTAGCGAAAGCCGTAGTTCCTGACCCTGACTGATAGACTAACTGATTGGCCGCGCCGCCAGCTACGTTAGTTGCGGTGGTTGCACTTGTGGCAGAGCCGCTCAATGTAGCGGTGATTGTTCCAGCCGAGAAGTTACCAGACGAGTCACGAGCGACTACCTTGGAAGCTGTGTTTGCAGAAGTCGCGTCAACGGTTGCTGTTACAGCAGCAGAGCCGTTATAACTTGTGCCCGTCAGGTATGTACCCAACGTTAGCGCATTCGCCACAGACCCAGCCGATCCAGAGATGTTGCCCGACACCTGTGAGCCAGTGATGGCAATACTTGTGTTGGTTACAGAAGTAAGCTGCCCTTGGGCATTAACGGCAAACACAGGAACCTGAGAAGCCGAACCGTATGTGGCGGCTGTTACCGTGGTATTAGAAATGTTAAACGTGGTAGCTGGGGAAAGATTTAAACCTGTACCAGCAGAATAGACCTGTGCAGAGCTAATCTGAGCAAACGTAATGTTTGTTGTGCCAAACGTAATAACGCCCGGTGTAGTTACAACATAAGTCTCGCCTGCGCCTGTATCGCCGTCGGTCACAAAGAAAGCGTCGTTGTACCCTATAGCATCAGGATCACGTAGGCCGTAGGTATCTGCGTCGGTCGACCGAGTAAGTACCCAATTTGTGCCGCCGGGATCAGGTGTGCCAACCGTTGTAACCGTGTAGACGCCATTTTCAAAAGCGTTGGTCTGGTTATAGATCAATACCCGCTTGGTCGTGGTCATCAACACGCCATCAATAGTCAATGCAGCTTTAGTGCCGTTGTTGGTAAGCGTAGCGCCAACGCCATCTCCCGCGCCGCCGGGCTGGTTGTATGTGGCGTTTAAGTTACCCGCAGTGCTTGGCGACTCAACAAAAACAGGCTCATGGTATGAAATACCCTGTGTAACCAAGCCATCCACGTACTGTTTGTTGGCAATATCTGTGTTGGCCGCTGGAGTTGTTGAGACTGTGCCTGTAGTCAAAGCCGCAGAAGTGGCTGTAATTGCACCAAAAGACGTTTGGACTACTTGCGTCCCTGCTTCGTTTTGGTACGCCGACCGTGAGGATGGGTAAGTTACAAATACGTCCTTGGGGTTGGATGTAAACGATACCAACGATCCACCATTGCTGGAAGACAAAACAGTAGTACGAGATAACGTAGTGCCAGAAGATGTGTAAGTACCAATACCTACTTCCCATGCGCCTGTAGCGTTGTCTGCAATAGCGTAATAAGTACTGTTGCCATCACCTACTGCGGCAAAAGATTGGAAGCCTGTTACTGCACCAGCAAGCGTCAGTGTGCCCGTGCCAGCCGTTGTGGACGTTTCTTTGACTCGGTCTTTTAATACTAGCGCCATTTGTTGTCCTTACGATGGGATGTTCGTCCAACCGGGGGTTTGTTCATCGTCTATGGTTGTCCAACCGCTACCTTGAACATTACTGATATTTTGCCAGTTTACACTCTGACTGTCATCAATTACTGCCC